TTTTCTTTTGAAGAGGTCTGACATAACTGTCACCGCGCTAACGTCCCAATTACTAATGTGTTCAGCACTTACAGTCAATGGGATCGTAGCAGTAGATAAGTCGTACCAAAGATTGACAAATTGCACTAAACTAGCATCAGACGGTACTATACCATTATTAAATATACCTGGAGTGTAAGTTACGTTGTAACTTGGGTAATTGTAGCTAGTGTTCTGGCTACCGTATGGTAGGTTAGCATATGCGGTCGAAGTAGAAATATCGACTTGTAAGATATTACTTTCGTAATCACCTAATTCTATATCAAATGTAGATCCAACGAAATCTTCCGATGACATTCTTAATATAATATATAAAATTATATTAAAAATTTTGACATAGCGAAAACAAACTTACAACAAAGAATCGATTCCATATATTTTGACGAGCAAACAATTAGATAAATCCAAACTCCCTAACTAAAGTCAACAATGACATACCGAGTAGCCCTAAATTAAAATAATATAGTATGCGTGGAATAATCAACCACTTTTCAATTGTAGTAGTCTTGATTGTTTTCATATAATATTTGGTATCATCTAATAGAAATTTTGTTATGAGTAAAGAAGTTCCTAAGAAGATGATACTCATAATAATTGGATATACGTTATAAAGTTGGTCCTTCTTTCGGTAATATCGCGAATATCCTAACACTGCAAACGATATAGAAGTATATAATCCTACATTACGCAGTGTAGTTTGGTACATCATAATCAAATCTTTTTCGGTTTCCATCATTATATATTACTCGTATATTTAAATGCATATACAGTCATAAGAAGTGAAATAAGTGCGAATAACTACTTATCAGATAACTCAAGAACAGCTTTGTTATCTTTCTTTACTATTTTACCTATCATTTGAATATTCACATTTGGATTTTTCAACGCTTGTTTGTAAGTATCCAAGTCATATACCATATTTGTAGGTTTTCCATTTTCATCCAAACGCATTGCATATGACTTTCCATCCAACGTGACTTTTCTTGCTTTCCATTGTATCTTTTTGCGATTTAACTGTTGAATATTCTGATTACGTTCCTCTTGGTTCATATTTGGTTTATATGCGAAGATGGACGAGTTCTGTTCATTTGAAAATGAATAACATTCTAACCCTTCGTCAGAATCGGCTCTTGAATGAATTGCACAATCCATTGCACTCTCTTTCACAGCAATCAATAAATTTCGATTGATGCGTTCTTTACGGTTTGATATTTCATATAAATATTCATCGCTTGTGATAGGACGTGTTGTAGTGCTGTCGAATTTACTTTTATCTTTATTGCGTAGTTCAATGGACCCCTTTTTAATCTGTTCATCTGTAAACGTCATTAAATACATGAAGACTTTAATGTTTCGTAACGACGGTTCCAGATCTTCGTGACTGCAAATACGTCGTGCCCTACCAATCACTTGTTCTGAACGAACCGGATGCCAATATGGTTCCATTATGTGAACAAAACGAGTATTTTTCAAACTTATACCCTCTGCCCCTGATGCAGTGATCATGAACACGCGAATAATCTCACCCATATGGTTATGTTTTGATATGGTACGCAACTGTTCTTTCAGCTTTACAGGTAAGTAATTCCAATCGCCATTATAAATATTTCGAATTATTTCTTTTTCTTCTGTACTTTCTGTTCCTGTATATAGTGCAAACATACGCCCTGAAACAAATTGCGTGATATCAAACTCGTACTCACCGTCCTTTTTTGTTAATTTGAATTGTTTGTATCCATTCTGCTCTAACACCATACTCAATATACCAATCCCTTCAATTGTGCGAAATTGACTATATACAAGATGCAATCCTTTATTCTCTTTCTGCTCAAGATTGTTCAGTATGTTTAAAAGTTTTGGACTGAATGTTTCCAATCCATCAACTGATAAATATAAATTTGCATTTTCTTTCAAGTACTGTAAAGCCATCTCTATTCTTTTCGCGTATGAATCATTCACGTCAAAAATACCGTCGTTTTGCTCCACTTCGTCTAGTAAAACACGACCATCTATGTTTTGTGCCTTTTCTTGATTTGAAATGCCATCAATATCATCTTCGTCCCCTATTTTATCAATCGTTGTCTCAATTAAATCACCATCTTTTGGCATTGGTCTTCCCGGAGGAGATGGAAACACAAAGTTACAGAATGCTCGTGAAAAAATACGGTATGTCGAAGAGAATTCGTCAAATAAATCACTTTTCTTGCGTTTTTGTTTCGCAGGTGAATTTTCCTTCTTTCTTTCCTCTGTTCTCACTTCTTCGTACTTGCCGAACTGATAATTACTCATAGGGATGCGAATTACATGAGTATCGTGCTGACTATCGTAAGCAGGCATTAATTTTTCTTGGGCACTTTTGAAATAAGACGTTAAACCCAGAATTCTTCTTTTGAAAACATCTACATTTTTCAAAGTTCCACTATCTACAGACTCGATAAATGACGACGTGAACACCTCAAGAGTATCTGGTAGAGCCTTTGTTACTTCCATAAGAAATGAACCTTCTACTATTTGAATGCTTTGTTTGCCGAGAGTGCGAGTAATATATTTTTTAAATTCTTTATCGTTGACGAAATCAGCTTGTTCGTTAAATTTCACTCCTGCATATTCATTCTTCATTTGCGTATTTACAAACCCAAATGGGTTTCGTGTGATTGACAAATTATCCGAGTCAAGTAAAATATAATCGACGTGTTTGCTACGTTTAAACGTTTCCTTCAGCTTGTCCATAGATACTCTTGTCCCCTTTTCTGTTAACACTTTGAATTTGTACGTCTTAATGTGTCCTCGTAGTATATTGAAGAGAATTCCGATTTCATTCGGGTAATTGATTATAGGAGTTCCTGTAAGTAAAACAATCTTCACGTTATTTGCTTCTAACAAAAGTTTATACAAGTGCGTTGGTAAATATTTTGGTTCAACGTCCTCCCCCATTTTTTTCTTAGGTTCCTTCTCTATCTTGTTGACAATCCTACTGACAAAATTATGCGCTTCATCGATGATTACTACTTTATTATCAAATGGGTTTGTTCCATCTGCAACCATCTGCTTTAATTTACTGTGTCGTAACCCATTATAATTTATGAATTGGTATTTCTGATCAATCATCTCATTCAATTGATTGTCTAGTGATAATTTTTCATTAGCATTTAATTCCTCGTAGTTAGACCCTTTTTTCACATTGACTAACCATGCACCACCGTGTTTCTCAATATAAGATATAGATAGTGAAAGAGCCCTTGCCAAAATGGATTTATACTCGGGATGGACTTGTATGTTGACGAATTCCCAAAATTGATTCTTTTTGTAAATTGGGTTTCCACACTTTTTCAATTCCTCGATATAATTCATTCTTAAAGATGCTGGTGTCATAACGATTATCTTTCGCTGACTAATGATGGACTCTACCATAGCTACAGCTGTAGCGTTAATCATACTTTCTGCTATGGCAATAGAAGAACAGGTCTTACCTGAACCTAAACCATGGAATAGCAAAAGTCCACGATAGGGAGTATACATATTGATATAATCACGAACGATCTGTTGGTGTGTTAATAATGAAAATGTGTCACCTTTGGTAGTTCCGCAGCGAATTGTATCTTCATTATCCAATACCTTATCGCGATATTCATGAAATAAATTGTTGATAAAGTTTACAAATACTTCACGGTTATTCATATAATAGTTCGATTTACGAATGTAAACTGTATGTTCGTCATTGCTTGGTATACGATTTTCAACAATTTCATCCAAAATTTGAATATTCACGATTTCATTAAGTGCTGGTAGTTTTGTTTGAACACGCTGAATTGCACTTTTCGTCTTCATTTTAGTCAACAGATTATCCATATCAAAATCAGTCTCAGTTTTCTTTTTTGTTTTTTGTCCTTCATTCTTCTTTTTCTTGTCGTCGACATTTTCATTACCTTCTTCGATTGTTTTGTCCTCGTTGTTTTTCAGCATACGCATGAAGGAGTCTACGTTAAATGAGTTGTCATCTCTTCTGTCTAAAATGAACTTATCATTCGTCGTCGTCTTATCTTCAACTACATTATCAGAAGCATCAGTGGGTATGATTATCTCCACATTCTTCATTTTTTGGATATTAGGTTTTATTTTTATTTTCTGTAATATATCATGCGATGTATCCATAATATTTTACTATATTAAATCTTTTTGTCTCTTACCTAATTAGTGAAATTGATTTTTCACAAGCAATTTGTTCTGCTTTTTTCTTGATCTTATGCACTCCTTCGCCCAAGAAAATAAAAGCCTTTCCTTCGTTTGCATGCATAATATCATGTATTTTTTCAAATGACTTTAATGTTTTGAAAGTGATTGCATCCGTGGCATGAACTTCATGAATTGCTTGCCCTAAACAAATATATACACCCATTCTATATCCAGAATCAATATCGTGGTCTATTTCTAAATAGTGTGGAGTAACTTTGAATTCTTTTTGAATAATTACCTGAAGGATATTTTTAAAGTTATCATCATTTTGAATTAACTCTGTCCAATTGACATGTTTCGAGTAAATATTTTCAATGAAGATTTGTGCCATTTGAAACCCTGGACCAGTTACAAAGACATTTTCAAACCATGCATCATCATCTTTGATTGAAATCTTGTTAAAGTCCAGAAATAACGCACCAAGAAATGCTTCAAATAGACATCCTAATTTTTTTAGATTGGTTCGTGTCCCCTTCTCTTCTGCATGTCTAGAAAGAACAAGCCATTTGTGTAGACGCATTTCGTACGCTAACTTACCAATTGATTCGTTTTTTACTAGAGCAATTTTCTTTTCTGTCATGTAGCCCTCATTTTCCTTTGGAAAACGTCTATACAGGTAATATTTAGTAATACACTCCAACACACCATCCCCTAAGTATTCTAGACGTTCATTCGATTTCGTTTTTAACGATAAACAATTTACGGGTTGTTGCATGATTGTAATATTTTGACTTTCATTCTCAAGTTGTGGACGTTTTGTATAAGACTTATGAACAAATGCACGTTTATATAAATCAAGATTATGAACTTTACCAGGTATTCCATAGCGATTGAGAATAGATTGAACATCATTCAATGTAATCTCAAGATTTAAAGGATTATAAGGATTAAAAACAAGTTCGTCGTCAACCTCAATAATATCATCATCTACAATTTTAGAATGTTGTTGATTGGAATATGCCATATGAATAAAAGTATGATATATATTTAGATTGTTTGTAAATATTATTTATGCACACATGCTCATCATTAAAAATATTTAGATATATATATAATGGCAATTAATTACGGAAGAGCCAAGTCCCTTACTTCTCAGGTGAACAATGTTTCTAAGAACTGTGGTGGTGTTAAGAAAGCTGGTATTATTAATGCTTCTGCCTACAATAAGTTACCCAAGAGCACCATCAATGCTCGTGCTGCTGATGTCATGCCCAAGGTGTGTGTTATATCCACCGTGACTCGCACTAAGATCAGCCGACCTATGCGTATCTAATTACTACAAGCAACAAGTAAGTATTTAAATTTTAAATGAAATAAAAGCTTTTAAATAATAGTTTTTATTCCAATGATTTTAAAGATAGATAACCGCGAGACATGTGTGATTCAATGTATAAATAACATTCTCTCCGCTCATTCTTTTCAGATTAATATTCTCATTGAGCAACTTCCTTTAGGCGATATGATTTTGTACACAAGTGACAACAAAGAATTAGTTATTTTTGAGAGAAAATCCATACAGGATCTTTTAGCAAGTATAAAAGATGGGAGATATCAAGAGCAATCATTTCGCCTTTGTAACCAATCCATTCCTAATCGGCAAATTGTATATATAATAGAAGGGCAAATACCACGCTCGTATTCAGAATCTCAACGGCAAATGGTTCATTCAGCGATTTGTAGTCTTCAGCTATTCAAAGGATTTTCCATTCTACGCACCACTAGTCCAGATGACACATCACAAATGATACTACGATACGCAGAAAAAATTTCCAAGGAATTGAAAAAACAAAACACGTTTTATGATGAATCGCATTTACAACGAAGCGAACCCTCGTATTCAAATGTAGTATCTTGTGTGAAAAAGGATAACATCACTATTGAGAATATTGGTGAAATTATGTTGATGCAAATCCCAGGTGTTAGCCGAAATATAGCAATATCCATAATGAAAAAACATAAAACAATAATAGATTTAATTGTTGATATGCAAGAGAATGATAATTGCTTAGAAGGTATCTATATTGAATCTACAAACCAAAGGCGAAAAATATCAAAAACGGCGGTTCAAAATGTAAAAAAATACCTCATACAAAATCAAATTCAAGAAATTATTGATGACGCACCACCCCTTACCAACAGTACTGACAGTCATACCGATACAAGCTTTGTCATAATTCAAGACCTAAGTTTGAATATTTGATTTCACTGTTGTTTTTTCTCTTTATTGTTTTCTTCACGGTTGGTTTCTCCATCCTCATTTACTTGCATTTCATTAGTTATCTCGTCATGTGTAAGGTCAATGACTTCACCTACAGATACTGTTTTTTCTTCTTTTACTCTTAGTCTAGGGGCGTAAGGGGTGTTATTCATATGAAGTCCTAATGATACATATGTTGATATAAGTGAACCTATCAATATCCACATATTTTTTATAATCTCGATACTATTGCGCAACATCCATTCTATTCCCTGACAATATGGTGTCACAGCCATGAGAGGAGAAATTAAGAACCCCTTCCACGAAAAATAGGCACAATGATGAGAGTATAGCTGAGCTGAAATAAAATGAACGATTACCCATGATATGTAAAATAATGTAGGTCCAACCCATATGGGATAGTAATGAAGTTTATCACGAATGTAATTAGAATATGTGTTTTTTACCAGATCAGTAATA